CTTCAAGGATTACTTCTTTGTTCAGGGTAGCTCTTCTTCTGGGTTCATTATTGACGAAGCCACTGATAATTATATCACATATTCAGTAAACAGTAACTCAACTACTGTTCGTGTGTTTGGAGACTCTGAGTTTTGCGATGGTATCATTGCAGTAGTAGAAAACAAGTTTGATGTTGTTACATCATACATCGAATGGATTTATTCTGGTGACGGAAACACGGTCAACGTCCCATTGAATAGAGATCGTTTACCTCTAGCAGAGATGTATCCTTTCCTTAAAGGTGAATCCCTAGAGAGTTATTACGATCGTTATATGGAATCCTCAGCAAATATTCTTTTGTTGATTGGTCCTCCAGGAACTGGTAAGACTACCTTTATCCGTGGCTTGCTATCACACACAAACTCATCAGCGATGGTAACATACGACGCAGCTATTCTTGAGAAAGATTACTTGTTTGCACGTTTTATCGAAGACGACGCAGCAGTTATGGTTCTTGAAGATAGCGATGCGTTTTTAAAGTCACGTAGCGATGGTAATACAATGATGCATCGTTTCCTTAACGTAGGTGATGGTCTTGTAACTACCAAAGGTAAGAAGATGATTTTCTCTACAAACTTACCTTCTATCCGTGACATCGATAGTGCTTTACTGCGTCCAGGACGTTGCTTTGATGTGTTGCAGTTTAATTCGTTAGACTTCGAACAGGCTAAAGTATTAGCTAATAAATTAAATGTGCAGGAACCAGCTGGCGACAAGAAAGATTATTCAATCGCTGAAATTTTTAATACGCAACAAAATAAACCGATTCAGAGAAAGGTAGGTTTTGTGTGATTCGCACTAGAGTTGTTTTTAATGATGGAATCGTTAGCGAAGGTCAGTTCTTTGATATGGAAGAACTGTCTTCTTACATTAGAACATGGCACAATAACATTAGAACTTTGGAGGTAGATGTTGAAGATAGCGATTATAACAGACCAGCATTTTGGTGCGAGGAATGATAGCGTTTCGTTTCTAGATTTTTATCAAAAGTTTTATGACAATACTTTCTTTCCTGTTCTTGAGTCAAATGATATTGACACTGTTCTTATTCTTGGGGACACTTTTGATAGACGTAAATATGTAAACTTTTATGCTCTTGATAGAGCAAAGAGAATGTTCTTTGATAAACTTGCTAGTATGAATATTAATGTTCATATGCTTGCAGGTAATCATGACACATATTTTAAGAACACAAACGAAGTAAATTCACCAGACTTATTGTTAAAAGAATACGATAACATTAACGTAATCGATAAACCAACTACGATAAATGTGTATAATACAGATATCTGTATGATGCCATGGATTTGTCCAGAAAATTACCAGCAATCATTGGACGAAATGAAAAACACAAAAGCTGACTTATGTATGGGTCACTTTGAGATCGCTGGGTTTGCTATGTATCGTGGAATGGAAAGTCATGAGGGTCTCAATAAACAAATTTTTGAAAAATTTGATATGGTTTTTTCTGGGCATTATCATCACCGTAGCGATGATGGTCACATTTATTACCTCGGTAATCCCTATGAACTTACTTGGCAGGATTATAATGACCCAAGAGGATTCCACTTGTTTGATCTCGATAGAAGAGAACTCGAGTTCGTACGAAATCCTTATACTATGTTCGCCAGAGTTGAATACGATGACAAAGAAAAAGAACCAGTCGAACTCGATGCCTTGGATTTAAAAGAAATGTATGTTAAGTTGTTAGTAGTTAACAAAACTGACTATTATAAATTTGACAGATTTATTCAAAAGTTGTATAATAAAGGGTGTCATGAGATTAAGATTGTCGAGAACATGTCTGAGTTTGAAGACGGAGAGATCGGCGAAGAAATTAATCTTGAAGATACAGTTAGTGTTCTTTCTCATTACATCGATTCAGTTGAAACTGATGTTGATAAAGAACAAGTTAAGACATTTATGAAGTCGCTTTATACAGAAGCTATTAACATCGAGGTTGTATAATGTATCAACAAGAGATTCAATTTTTCTGGCCATTAACAGAACAGATTCCTCTTGACCTTGATTACCGACCGAGTTATGAATATGAAGCTAAGAAACGAGCAGATCTTATCGCTGGTTCTGTATTAATGTCTAATGGCGTTGGTATCACATGGGCTACAGTTAATTGTCCAATAGAACCATCATTCACTATTGATGTAGACCAAACCCCTATTACAATTACATCGAAAGATAAACCAAACTTCTTTAAACGCTACATTTATAAGATGCTTGGTATGAAATGGAAGGCTAAATGATTGTATTTAAATCTGTAGAATGGAAGAATTTCTTATCAACAGGAAATTCTGCAAACAAAGTTTTACTAGATAAGTCACCAACAACTCTTATCATTGGTAAGAATGGTGAAGGTAAAAGCACAATCTTGGATGCATTGTGTTTTTCATTGTTTGGAAAACCATTCCGTAACATTAATAAATCTCAGCTGGTCAATAGTATAAACAACAAAGGTTGTTTGGTAACCATTGAATTTACCATTGGTAAAAAAGAATATAAAGTTATTCGTGGTATCAAACCAAACATATTTGAAATTTGGTGTGATGGGCAGATGTTAAATCAAGAAGCTGCATCAAGAGATTATCAGAAAGTTCTTGAACAGCAGATTCTCAGATTAAATTATAAGACATTCACACAGGTAGTTATTCTTGGTTCTGCTTCTTTTGTTCCATTCATGCAGTTACCATCACATCAACGCAGAGAAGTTATTGAAGACATTCTTGATATCAAAATCTTCTCAACTATGAATCAGTTGCTAAAGCAAAAGGCTCAGGAGACAAAAGATGAGATACTTAAAATTGAGTCCGATATCAAGAACGCAAGGACAAAGGTGGACTCGCAAACACAACTTATCAAAACAATATCGGAAGCAAAAACGGATTCTATCAATAAGATTGAAACCAAAATCGCAGAAGCACTTGCGGACATTGAAACAAGTCAGAAAGAGATTGATAACATCGTCGAGGAGATTGGTGTACTTAAAAGCCAAATTACTTCTAAAGAAAAAATTACGCAAGATCTTGAGAAAGCCAAAACAGTCAAGTCAAAACTGTCACAAAAGATCGAGACGTGCGAACATCATACAGAGTTCTTTAGTGATAATGACGTATGCCCAAGCTGTTCTCAGGATATCCCAGAAGAACACAAGTCGAAAATTGTTCAAGACCTCAACAAAAAAGTGTTGGAGCACAACTCTCAGATCTCTGAACTTGAATCAATCTTGGAAAACCTCAATGCCAAATTATCTAACATCAACGACATCGTGTCACAAATCACTGATAAGAACATCGAGTTGTCAACCAAAAATTCAACTATCACGCTACTTAATCGTCAAGTTAAACAGCTCGAAGCAGAAATTGAAGATAGTAAAGCAGATACGAGTAATCTAGATGAAGAGAAACGCAAGCTAAAAGAACTTGCTGAAGATGCTATGGGTAAGATAAAGATTAAGACTTCTTTATCAGAACAAAGAAATCTAGAGGAAGTTGCTTCTGTATTATTAAAAGACACTGGTATTAAGACTGCAATTATTCGCGAGTATCTACCAGCTATGAATAAGTTGATCAACAAATATCTAAACGCAATGGATGCATATATTCACTTTGAGTTAGATGAGTCTTTCAACGAGATTGTTAAGTCTAGATACAGAGACGAGTTTACTTACGCAAGTTTTTCTGAGGGTGAAAAGATGCGTATCGACTTAGCGATTCTATTCACTTGGAGACAGATTGCCAAGATGAAAAACTCAGTCAACACAAACCTGTTGATTCTAGACGAGATCTTTGACTCAAGTTTGGATACATCTGGTACTGATTACTTCTTGAACCTTATGAACCAGTTTGGTGAGAACTCAAATATCTTTGTAATCTCTCACAAGGGTGATCAGTTATTTGAAAAGTTTAGATCGGTTATTCGTTTCGAGAAGAGAAATGACTTTTCAGTAATATCATAACCCTACGTCCTGTAGGGTTATTTTCCCATTTAAAATCAATGACTTACATACCCAAAAACAGGGTATTGACATAAAACACATAATCAGGCATAATTACTCTTATAATGAGGAGTTTACTTATGAATGACTTTAAAAATGGGGTTGCTGACGCTGAGTCTGATATTCGTGGGGGTTGGCTACCTATGGGTGGTCCTACTGAAAAACCTACTTTCCCATCCCTTGACTATATCGTTAATGAACTGCGTGTGGGCGTCGGTGCTAGTGATGCTTATATCGCTGGCTATGTTTCTGTTGTTTATGGGGGTTGATTATGTGGGCTGACTTTAATGATTTTGAACTGGCTGAAATTGCTGCACAATACGGATTTCAAGACCATCTAGAATTTAATGGCGATCTACGTCTTGCCAATCGTAAAGCTATTGAAGACCTTTTAACTACCTATGAATTCGACCATGCCTTTGAGGTGGTTGACAATAATTCAGAAGTAGCGTATAATTAAGTCTTGAGATAGGAATATATTATGACATCAAAAATTAACGCTGTAGATCTTTCCGCAAAGTTGCTTGCAACCGAGAACATTAGTGTTCGTCGTGCTCGAGCAAAAACAGCTTCGTTCGACATTGGTTCACGAGTGCTGACTATTCCAATGTGGAAAGATATGTCCCCCACTGTTGAAGGTATGTTGATTGGTCATGAAGTTGGTCATGCACTTTACACAACTGAAGAGATGATTGAACCAGCCAAGGAAAACTCACGCATCTTTGGATACCTGAATGTCCTTGAGGATGTTCGTATCGAGAAACTTATGAAGCGTAAGTATCCTGGTATTCGTAAAACTATGAACGAGGGTTACAAAGAACTCAACGAACAAGACTTCTTTGGTGTTAAAAAAGAAGACCCTGAGTCACTACTGTTGATCGATCGTATCAACCTTTACTTCAAAGCTGGATTTGCTTGTGGTGTTAAATTCACCCCAGAAGAAAAGCAGTTCGTAGAGCGTGCAGAAAAAACAGAAACTCCACAAGACGTTATTGCTCTAGCTAAAGAAGTTTATGAGTTCTCTAAAGAAGATCTAGAGAAGCGTATTCGTGAACAGATGCTACAAGAACCAGAAGAGCCAGAGTTTGATGGTTATGAAGACCTTGATGGTCTTGATGAGATTGACGAAGATTTCGATGCTCCTATTATGAACGACGCAGACTTGGAAAAGACTGGCGAGACTTCTGAGGATGGTGGTTTTTCTGGACAAGAGAAAGATGTATCTCTCGGTAAAACTCAGAAAACTAAAGAAGAACAAATTCAAGAAGCTGTTGAAGAACAGATTCAATCTAAAACAGATCGTGCGTTTTACTCCAAACTCGAAGAGTTGGCAGACGAAAGCACTGATTTCTTGTATTACAAACTAGACTCTGACTACGCATTTGACCCAGTTGTATCATACAAGACTGTGTTGAACGAAACAACTTTGGCTGACGAATACTTCACACCAGAAGTTAAGTCTGACTTTGATAAGTTTAAAACTGAAGCTAGTCGTGTTGTGAATTATCTTACCAAAGAGTTTGAGATGAAGAAATCTGCTCAACTCTATAAGAGATCGCAAACATCAAAGGTTGGTTCTTTGGACATGCGCAAAGTTTGGGCATATAAACTCAATGACGATTTGTTCAAACGAGTTACTACTCTACCTCAGGGCAAAAACCATGGTATGGTTTTTTTGCTAGACTGGTCTGGTTCTATGGATCCTGTTCTACAGGATACTGTTAAGCAGGTTATCACATTGGCTATGTTCTGTCAGCGTAACCAAATCCCTTATCGTGTATTCGCATTCAGCTCTAATTATAGTATGACTGCTACTCACATTGAGGGTATGACTGATGCTGAGATTACTGAAGCCAGTGTTAGATATCATAAACTACGTAACAAAGTTTTGGACTTGCCAGATAATTTGTTGACTAACGCATGCTCTGACTTTGCTATGCTTGAGTTTATGTCCAGCAAAATGAGTAATGTTGAGTTTAACTCTATGATTCGTAGATTGTTTAATACTAATAAGTTCCGCTGGTGTAAAAACAACGAGTATCAAACTGGTGGCACACCTCTGAATGAAGCATTGGCATATATGATTGATTATATTCCAAAATTCATCTCTAGTTCTGGTGTAGAAAAGATGACTCTCATTACTCTAACTGATGGTGAGGGTCATGGTCTTCAGGCTAAAGGTCGCTATTCTTTGGATGATTATCGTATCGATACCAGCGATGGTTATAAAAAGGTTAAACAGAAACACTTTTTACAAGATGAAGTGACCAAGAAGTCTTATGTCATTAATCGTTATGGTAATTTCCAAACAGAAGCAATCTTGCGTATGATTAAAGATCGTTTCGGTATTGGTGTTGTTGGTTTTTATGTGTGTCAAAATAATCGTAGAGACCTTACCAGTGCTCTGAAAAATAATTTGCCTGGTTTCAACGGTAATAGTTATGCGATGATTGATGTTATGCGTAAAGAATTCCGTGATGATGGTTTCTTTTCTATGAAGAACACTGGTCGTGATGACTTGTTCATTATCCCAGCGTCTTCAATGAAAATTGACGATTCTGAAATCGCCATTACTGAGAAGCAATCAGCTAAGCAGATCGCTCGCCAGTTTGCAAAGGTTATGTCTGGTAAGAAGACTAGTCGTGTTTTGCTTAACAAATTTATTGACTATGTGGCATAACCCTACGTCCAGTAGGGGTTTGCAAGGGGTATTGACAATAATTCAATAATAGGGTATAATTATATTATTGAAACTTGAATGATGTTTTTTTATTATGGAGAAGTGTATGATTGATACTGTATTTTTGACTGAATTGCACAAACAATTCCCTGACACCCAAGAAAGTGGTGTTGTTACTCGTGCTGAGATTGCTTCTACTATGGAAGTTCTCGGCACTAAAAAATGGCCAGAATGGTTGATGGAAAATCGTGTTGGTCGTGGTCTTTACGCAATTCCTGGCAAGAATGCACCTTCTCCTGTTATTGGAAATCTTGCTGTTAAACCCGAGGAATCTTTTAAAGTGGATTATACTAATCTCGAAACACTAATCCCTAAGAAGGATTCTAACTTCGTTCCATTTGGTAACTACTCAGAACTAGAGCAGATTATCAAGTCTGGTATTTTCTACCCATCTTACATCTCTGGTCCGACTGGTAATGGTAAGTCTACTATGGTTGAGCAGATCTGTGCTAAACATAAGCGTCCACTAATTCGTGTGAACTTGAACCTTATGACTGACGAAGAACAGTTGATTGGTTCTAAAACACTCAACGATGGTAATGTGGAAGTTGTTGAAGGTCCAGTTCTTATTGCTATGCGCAATGGTACGACTTTACTGCTTGATGAGATTGATGCTGGTGGTGCGAACACTTTGCTTTGCTTGCAACCGATTCTCGAGGGTAAACCTTATTACTTCAAACTGAAGAACGAGATGATTGTTCCTGCTCAGGGTTTCAATATTATCGCAACTGCCAATACTAAGGGTAAGGGTAGCGATGATGGTCGTTACATTGGTACTAACGTCTTGAACGAAGCATTCTTGGAACGATTCGCTGTTACTTTCGAACAAGAATACCCAAATGCTAAGGTTGAAGTTAAAATCATCAAGAACCTTATGGAAACTTATGGTTGTCTTGATGAAGAATTCGCTGAGACTCTAGTTAAATGGGCAGAAGCAATTCGTCGTACCTTTGATGATGGTGGTGTTGATGAGACAATTACTACTCGTCGCATGACTCATATCGTTCGTGCCTTTGCAATCTTTAAAGATCGCAAGAAAGCTGTTGAATTGTGCTGCAATCGGTTTGATTCTGCAACAAAACTGGCTTTCCAAGACTTGTATGACAAGGTTGCGAACCCAGAACCAGAGGTAGTCCCTCAGGTAGAAACCCCTGTGCAACCAAGTGCAGAGGAAGTTCCATTTTAACCCTACACCCTGTAGGGTTATTGCAAACAATACTTGACAAATATTAGGAAGTCGGGTATAATTATTATTGTTAACTTGATGAAGGAAAATATATTATGTTGAAATTTTCAGATCTTACTAAGTCTCAAAAAACTTTTATTGTTCGCACTTTGGAACTTTTCCCTGAGTATCGCTCAGAAAAAACTCTTGGTGCTAAACAGATTCATGCTTCTTACTACAAAATGAAAGACCAGCGTGGTTCTACTAATGAGAAATTGGGTTATCCTAACTGGCTTCAGAATGCCAATCGTGTAGGTCGTGGTGAATATCAGATGCCATGGCCAACTGATGCTGAACTTTCTACTTTCGCTCAGGGTTCTGTTAAGCAACCTAAAGTTAAAGCTGTTAAGGTAGCGAAAACTGTAGCTACAAAACAAGAAGCTGCTTCACGTCTACAGAAAATTGTTGAAGAATCTCCTGTCTATGATGACGATGTTGAAGACTTCAATCAGATTCTTCGTGAGAATGGTATCGAAGTTTAAATTTTGCTCGGGTTGGGGATTTGCCATCTCTCCTTCCCGATTTTTCTTTTTCGGTGGCTAAATTATGGAGATATTATGTCTAAACAAGCAAAGTTGCTTTCTTACTTGCAATCTGGTGCTCAGGTTACCGCAAAGCAAATCGCTGGTTCATTTGGTTTGAAAAACCCACATGATGCGATTCATCAATTGCGCAATCAGGGTCACTGTATCTACGCTAATCGTGCTAAACTTTCAGATGGTTCTCCAACTGTTAAGTATCGCATCGGTGCTCCAAGCAAGCGTATGGTAGCAATCGCAAACGCAGTCGCAGGTGCTTCTGTGTTCACTGCTCAACGCACTCGCTAAGCAGTACGTGTATGGGCATTCTCTGAGTGCCTATACGCATTACTGTTGGAGAAAAACATGGCTACTAAAAAAATTAAAAACTCACCACTATTATCATCAGAACAGTTTGATGATATTGTGAGAGCATCTCAAACTGCCACTACTGGTGGTCGTAAGTTTGATGGTGGTAAACCACAATATGGACTACTTCCTCCACTAGCGTTGGAAGAAACTGCTAAGGTACTTACATTTGGTGCGCAAAAATATGAACCTGATAATTGGAAGTTTGTTCCTGACTCTAAGCGTCGCTACTTCGATGCCTTACAACGACACCTATGGCAATGGAAAGGTGGAGAGCAAAACGATCAAGAAACTGGATTGTCGCATCTGGCACATGCGATGTGTTGCTTGATGTTCTTGTATGAGCATGATGTAAAATATTCTAAAAACACGGTGGATGTAAGATGAAGGTGATTTTATCATTCTTCTTTTTGTTCGCCGTTTTCTTCTGTGGGATTAGTTATGTTTGGCATTTAACTCATGAGGAAAAGATGAATTATTTGAAAATGGTTATTTACAGTATTCTTTGTTCTGTAATTACTATGTTTGTTTTGGTTGGTATTGTTATTTTATTTTAAGGAAATGATTATGAAAAGCGTTTTGAAAATCTCTGCTCTCGTTGCTGCTGTTGCTTTGGCCACTGGTTGTACTCGTATCGAGACAGGTGAGGTTGGTGTTCGAGTTGGTTTCGACAAACAGGTTCAGCAGGGTGAGTTGCTTCCTGGTTCGTTCAATCAGGTTTTAATCGGCGATGTTCTAACATTCCCTATTAAAGACGTTAATGTTAAACTGGAAGATATGACTCCAGTCGCCAAAGATAATTCAACTATGAAAGACTTTGACGCTGTGGTTATCTATAATATTAACCAAGCTCAGGTAGCTGAACTCTACAGTCAAAAGAGCCAAGCATTCCATGCTCGTCACAATGGCGATATCTACTTGATGTATAATTACATCGTTCAGGCTACTCGTAATGCCATCTACAAAGAAGCACGTAAGTATGAAGCTCTAGATATGGCTGATAATCGTCAGGCTATGGAACAAGCTATTCGTGAACAAATTCAAAAGTCTTTGGCTGAAGAAAAACTCGATGGTAGTTTGGTAATCGGTCAAGTCTTGATTCGTAACATTGTTCCTGCTGACTCTGTTGTAGAATCTGCAAATGCACTTGTTCGTGCAAAGAACGAATATAAACAGAAAGAAGTAGAAGTGCAAACTGCTCGTAAAGAAGCTGAGCGTATGGCTGCATTGGCAAACAATTCTGCTAGCTCAATTGCCTTTATGAATGCACAAGCTGCATTGAATATCTCTGAAGGTATTAAGAATGGTAAGGTTCAGACAATCGTTGTTCCTTCTAACATGACTGGCTTGATGATTGGAAAATAAATTTGACATATACCCCATTTTTGGGGTATAATTTTTATACATAGTAATGTGTTAATTGATAGGAGAAATAATGAAATTAAGTAAAGAAACTGTTGCCGTCTTCAAAAACTTTGCTGGTATTAACAGCAATCTTCTCTTGAAAGAAGGTAATAAGATTGCAACAATCTCTGCTCAGAAAAACGTAATGGCAGATACAACTGTGGCAGAATCATTCCCTAGCGAGTTTGGTGTTTATGACCTTAACGAGTTCTTGGGTGCTATGTCAATCTTCGAAGATCCAGATTTGACATTCGGTGATAAGTTCGTGACAATTAGTCAAAATGGTCGTAGCATTAAATACTTTGCAGCATCTGCAGACGTATTGGTTGCTCCACAAAAGTCTATCACATTCCCAGAAGCAGAAGTAAACTTTAAACTTACTGCTGACCAACTTGATATGATTCGAAAGACAGCATCTGTTCTTCGCTCAGATGACCTATCAATCGTCGGTGATGGAACAACTATCACTGCAGTTGTTGGCGATAAAAAGAATACTACTGCTAACTCATTCAGCGAGAAGGTTGGTACTACAGATAAATCATTCAAAGTGAATTTGAAGGTTGAGAATTTGAAGATGCTTCCTGGATCTTACGATGTTAGCGTTTCTTCAAAGAAAATCTCTCGTTTCAAAGGTGCTGGCGATTTGGTTTATTATGTAGCTGTTGAAGCAGATTCTACTTTCGCTGGCTAATTCTGGGGAGGAAACTCCCCTTTCTTTATTATGGATATTGTATTATGATTGAATCACGTGATGATTTGTTTTTGTGGGTTGAGAAGTATCGCCCCCAAAAGATTGAGGAATGTGTTCTTCCAGAATCTTTGAAGAAAACATTTAAGGAATATGTAGAAAAGGGTCAACTGCCTACATTCCTATTTTGTGGTACTGCAGGTGTAGGCAAAACTACTATCGCTAAAGCACTTTGCAATGAAGTTGGTGCTGATTACATTATGATTAACGGATCTGACGAGGGTCGTTCCATTGACACTCTTAGAACTACAATTAAGAACTTTGCTTCAACAGTTTCTTTGACTGATGCTAAAAAGGTAGTTATCGTTGACGAAGCTGATTATATGAATGCTGAATCTGTTCAACCAGCTCTAAGAAACTTTATTGAGCAATTCTCAAACAACTGTTCTTTCATCTTCACATGCAACTTTAAAAATCGTATCATTGAACCGCTACATTCTCGTTGTGCTGTAGTTGAGTTTAAGATCGATAGTAAAGATAAGCAAGAGATTGCTGCTTCTTTCTTTAAGCGTGCGACTCAAATCCTTAAACAAGAAAATGTAGAGTTTGACCCGAAGGTCGTTGCTGAACTAATCACTAAACACTTCCCAGACTATCGTCGTATTCTGAACGAACTACAGCGTTATTCAGTTTCTGGTAAGATTGACTCTGGTATTCTTATCAATGCCAGCGCAGAATCGTATAAAGAACTTATCAAAAATATGAAAGATAAGAACTTTAAAGAGGTTCGTTCATGGGTGGCTAAGAACAGCGAACTTGGTACTGCTCCACTTTTCAAAGAGTTGTATGATACTGCCTTGTCTATCATTGAACCAAATAGTATTCCACAACTAATTTTAACCCTAGCCGATTATCAATATAAAGCTGCTTTCGTCGCTGACCAAGAGATAAATATTATGGCAGCATTGACTGAAGTTATGGCTCACTGCAAATTTAAGTAGGAGGGTTTATGGAAATACTGTTATATATCTTCGGAATAGTTTTGGGTTGGACTGCTAGAGGTATCTATGCTCGTAAGCGTTTAGATATGCTAATGAAAGATGCCGAAGATCAATCTGAACCAGAACATGATGCTCCGATACCAATTATTATCGAGAAGCATAATGATATATTTTATGTTTATGGTATGAAAGATAAAACTTTCATGGCTCAGGGTGATACACGCTGGCATCTAGAAAAGAATCTAGAAAAGCGTTATCCTGGTAAAAAGTTTGGAGCCAGCCAAGAAAATTTGAAAGAGATAGGGTTTGTGAATGACACCAATAATTAGTGAATACCAACAAGGCACTCGTAACGCTAGAGTATATAAAACAGCGATGGGTGATTATGGAGTTTTGTTATTTGAAGCTGAGAATGATTTTAATGATTTTAAAGTGTTCGACTCAATTGACGAAGCTGAAGACGCAGCAGAAGATTGGGTGATGGGTTATGACACCATTTGATTTTCTTAACGCAATCAACTTAACTAAAGAAAACCTGTTCCAAGATCCTCAGGCTAAAAAGGATTATAAGAAAGGTGCTTGGGTTATAAACAGAGGGTTGTCTCAGTTCCCAGATACAGTTATGTATGCGAACGAGATGAATACCTACTATTTTCTACCAGAAGAATGGCAATTTTCATTTTATCTAAATAGTATACCAAAGAAGAAAAGGTTTGGTTCTTGGGCTAAAAAAGACGAGAAAACAGACTCTTTGAAAATGGTAATGGAGTTTTATGGGTATAGTCCTGAGAAGGCAAAGCAGGCATTATCTGTTCTCTCCAAAGAACAACTTACTATGATAGAAGAAAAATTATACAAAGGTGGAAAATAATGACTGTAGAATTGATTTACTACGACTGGACTCCTGAGTCCATGCTTGAAGTGACATTACCTGAACCAGATAACTTTTTAAAGGTTCGTGAAACACTTACCCGTATCGGGATCGCTTCAAGAAAAGAAAACAAATTATATCAATCCTGCCATATCTTACATAAGCAGGGTAGATACTTCATTGTCCATTTCAAAGAACTATTTGCTTTGGATGGTAAAGAATCGAATATCACTTCTGGTGATGTCGAGCGTAGAAATGCGATCGCAAGTTTGTTGCAAGACTGGGAACTATTAAAGATTCTAGACCCAAAACGTGCTGAGCAGAAAGCGTCTCTATCGCAAATTAAGGTGGTCTCGTATAAAGAGAAAGACCAATGGGAACTTGTACCAAAATATAATATTGGGAAGAAAACAAAATGATTAAACTTGAATTGACTATTGAAGAAGTGAACACTATTCTTCGTTCTTTGGGTAAACACCCATTTGATGAGATCGCTAATCTTATCGTAAAAATTAAACAACAAGGCGAACCGCAAGTAGCCGAGTTGCAAAAACAGTTGGCAGCTGCGCAAGCAGAAACTCCAGCTATCTAAATACTTCTATCCCTCGGGATGGGAACGTAAAGACTTCACCTTAGGACCGCTTTGGTACGGAGCGTGATAATGCTGGTGTGACGAAACGACACCGCTGGATCCAGTAACCAGCATCACTTAGCATGCCTTCGGGGTGCTTATTTTTATTACTCGCTTAATAGGAGAAAACTATGTTACAATACGTAAACACATTTATCGACACTGTTCAAGGTGCGAAAACTCAAATCGTCTCTACATTCGTTAAGGACGAAACTCTAGCAAAATCAATCCAAGCATTCGTAGATAGTCAAACTGCTTATACAAAGCAAGTTGCTAAGACTACTTTCGAGGTATCAACTGAAACTGCTAAGCAATTAGCCAAGTTCGATGCTTCTAAAGTTTTCTCTATCAAGAAGTAAGGAGTTGATTGTGAATAAGTCATTCATCCCCACATTGTTTAGTAACGACCAGTTCAAAGACTTTGATAAGTTATTTGTTGGTTTCGATGATCAGATTGAAAAATTCCAAAAATTACATGATGATCTAACTAAAAACATCCCTAATTATCCTCCATATAACATCAAGAAAGTTGATGAAACTCACTACACCATTGAGATGGCTGTCGCTGGTTTTGGTCAGACTGACTTGGATATTGAGATTGATGGTGGAAAGTTGGTTGTTAAGGGTAATGTGACTTCTCAAGAATCAGATGATACTTTCTTACATAGAGGTATCGCTGCTCGTGCGTTCACTCGTGCGTTTGCTCTTAATGATTCATTGGAAGTTAAAGACGCTGAATTATTCAACGGTATGTTGAAGATTGCTTTAGAAAAATTGGTTCCTGAAGAAAAGAAGCCAAAGAAAGTCCAAGTTAAGACTAAGGGCGATAAGCAGTTTTTAGCTGAGTAAAAATATGGGGAGGAAACTCCCCATTCTGTAATATGATTCCCCGTAAATTAAATATACTTGATAAGACTAAACTTGTAGAACACTTATTGGTTCTACAAGATGAAGATCGCCGACTGCGTTTTGGTGGTCTAGTTACTGACGACTACATTAAAACATATGTAGAAAATTCTTTCACACATAATGATAAGTGGTTCGGTGTAGAAGAAGATTCTAAAATTGTTGCTGCATGTCATGCAGCGATTGGTGAAGATGCAGCTGAACTTGGTTGTTCTGTAGATAAAGAATTTCGTGGTCACAAACTAGCACAGGCTATGTTTGATAGAGCAGTAACATGGTTGCGCACAAGAGGTATACGAAATGTATGTATGCACTGTTTATCAGAAAATGCTGTAATGAAACATATCGCCAGAAAGAATGATATGATCGTTGTTTCTGATTCTGGAGAATCAGACGCCAATGTTACATTACCACCATCAAATCCAATACTTCCGTTAATAGATGCTTATGCTGACAGAATGGCGATATATGATATGGTTATGAGAAACAGTTTAAAGGTTTGGAAAATTCATACCTAAATAAAGGTATGATGAAAGCAAAGGTGTCTCCGAATTTAATTTCTTTTGTCACGATTCGTCGTGGTAACTGGATAATGAAAATCTCTGTTTATAAGACAAAAGAGGTTTTGTTGGTAGCACAACATTATTATGAAACTGAGAAATTTCAAATTAGACATTTCTACGATCAGAATGATGCTGCAGAATATATTGATAATTTAGCTGAAGAGGTGTAATATGAGTATTAAAGTTTTTAAACTGATTAATGGTGAAGAAATTATATCAGAAGTAGTAGGTAATGGCGCAGAAGATTATGAGTTGAAATCTCCAGCCACAATCATTGTTCAACAAACAGAACAGGGAGTTGGTATTGGATTGGCTCCATACATGCCATACGTATCTGGTTCGATCTCTCTAAACAAATCCGCTGTAGCTTCCCATGGGTCTCCAGAAGTCAAAATGGAGAACGAATATAGGCGAATCTTCGGTTCAGGTATCCAGATAGCCCAAGCTGGCTCACTTGCAGGCTTATAAAACCCCCTAAGACCCACTATCCACGTGGGTCTTTTTCATTGGAGACCCACTATCCACGGGTCTTGTCAAACCCCTACACCCTGTAGGGTTATTTCCGAAAGTGCTTTACAATAATTCAATAATAGGGTATAATGTTATTATAGGATGAGAAAGGAAATATAAAAATGCTTAAAAACTTTAAAACTGCTGATGTTGGTGATGTTATCCGTGCTTATGACTTTAAGCCAATGGTTGGTCGTAATGACTGTTTTATTGAAGGTAAGGTTATCGCCAAAGGTTTGACGAAAGCTGGTTTTGATGGGTTTACTATTGAAATGATTCGTGCTGTTTTTGATGGTTCTGTTAAAGAAATTCCTTCTGGTGAAATTGGTTATGTTCCATTCGAAGTTAGTTTTATGGAATATGATGGTCGTGTTATCAACTTGTCAAAATAATTGAAAGGTTTACTATGAAAACTGTTTACAAAACTAAAGCTGAATTGCGTGAAGAAACTGCAAAACAAGTTGCCTTGTTTTTGAAACGTGGTGGAACTATTGAAGTTGCAAAAACTCGTAAGGCTCCAGCTTCGGCTCGTACTTGGATGAAACGATAAGTATTGACATTTATTTGAATATCGGGTATAATTTACTTATGATTTTAGCTAAAGAAACTACTGTATGGGATTGTGATCATCGCCAACCAAACCATACATATCTTATGTCTGATAGTAAAAGTAAGATTTATGGTTACTTCAAGTTCAATAACTCTAAAGATTTTATGATGTTTAAGAAACCAATTCGTATTGATACGAGATATCGTAAATTCGTTGTGATTAAAAGTGGTATTAAGGATATAGAATGACTGAAAGTGAAAAAGAAATTATGTTGATCGCACAAGAAGAATGTGCGGAAGTGACTCAGGCGATTAGTAAAGTCTTTCGGTTTGGTTTCGACTCTGTGTATAATGATCGAACAAATAAAGAACGACTTGAAGAAGAAATTGGTGACCTAATGTGTATGTTGCAGTTGATGTCTGAGCGAGGGTTGATTGATTGGGGAATCGTTTCCCTAGCTGCTGGTGCTAAGAAAGTCAAGCTGTCAACATGGAGTAATATTGATGAACATTAATGCTTTTCTCGAGAGTCTTGCGGCAAACAATTCGCGAAACTTCAAAATCGATCAACTAAAAGCGAACAGCGATAACGAAGTTCTTCGTGAAGTAATCCGATTGGCTCTCGACCCATTCACTCAGTTCTACATTCGCAAGATTCCAGATTATGTGACAGCTCGTCCAGTTTGGAAAACTCTTGAATCATCTATCATAGAACTACAGAAATTGTCAAAGCGTGAGCTGACAGGTAATGCTGGTATTGACCACCTACGAACTGTTCTGGCTGGTGTTAGTCCAGAGGACGCTAAGGTAATTGAGCGTATCATTCAGAAAGATCTGAAGTGTGGTGTTAATGTATCAACAGCCAACGCAGTTTGGGATAACTTGGTTCATGAGTATCCATGTATGCTCTGCTCGCCATTCGAACAAAAGCTAGTTGATAAAATTAAATTTCCAGCTTATGTTCAGCTTAAGATGGATGGTATGCGTTTCAACGCTATCGTCAAAGATGGTAAGTGCGAATTTCGTAGTAGAAATGGTAAAGATATTCAACTTCTTGGTAATCTAGAAAAAGAATTCGTTGACATGGCTGGCGGATATAATGTCGTGTTTGATGGGGAACTTATTGTCAAGGACAAAGGTATTATCCTCGATCGTCAGACTGGTAATGGTATTCTCAACAAAGCAAACAAAGGAACTATCTCCGACTTGGAAGCACATAAGGTTCGTGCAACTTTGTGGGACATGGTAAGCTATGATGAATTCAAATCTGGTAAATCTCTTCTGACATACCAACAGCGTATTGAACTTCTCGAGCAAATTATGGATAATAATCAAGAAGCTCAGAAAAAAATTACTCTAGTTGACCGCTGGGAAGTTGATAATATGGACGAAGTGAATACTTTGTTTAATGGCTTACTTGAGCAGGGTGAAGAAGGTA